GAAGGTTGAACGCATTGCGAAGATCAAACCTGTTGGACCAGTCATTGGCTGAACGCCGCAGATGTCATAAGCCATTAGGTTTGGTAGTGCACGACGGACCAATCCGATTAGAATTGGGTCGAAGCCCTTGATTGCGCCTTCGCCACCATTAACAGGTGATGAACCACCACCGATGTTGTTTGGTAGACCACCGCCTGCAACTGAACCTGCTTCCCAGAGGTTCTGCATTGAGCGTGATTCTTCCATGAGGGCGCGCTCTTGGTTTTCAAGAACGAGTGCAGTAACTGCACGCTTGTATGGGTCAGTAACTTTTGGTAGATCGCCGTGATCTAGAACTGGAGCCCACTTCTTTACATATGTTTCATTAAGATACATTTTTATTCTCTCCGTAAAAAAGATGAGTTAATTAGGCTTTTGGAGCCGTTTTTGCGATTGCATTAACATAATGTTTCATCATACCATGAATTTCTGCTACTTCTGGCTCTTCAACAGCTGTTTCTTGAAGTGCCTTTACCTCACTCTTCACATTGGTCTTACTTGGGAAGTAGTTCTCGCGAATAGTTGCGAGCTTATTATCAAACTCACCTTCTGTGGTGAACTCCACGCCCTCTGCGAGCGATTTCATTTTCTCAATCTGCACTTCAGTTAGACCTTCGCAGATCTTACGAATTGCTTCGTTCTTCTTTGCAGCATTGAGTTGTTCTGTTAGAGAAGCAATAATCTCTGATGCTTCTTCTGTTGTCTTAACTGTTGATTCTTCGAGTTCTGCGACGCGATTTGCGAGCTCTTGCGCTACATCAACCTTCTCGTCTGGGATTTCGATATAGTGTTCTGCGAATAGATTCTTTAGACCACCAATAAAATCGTCAACGAGTTCTGCACGAAGACCTGCTTCGATTGCAACTTGATTGTCCTCAACCCATTGTTCAACAACATAGTTTAGATATTCATCGACTTGTGTTGACATCTGATTCTTGAGTTCTTCGACAGCTTCTGCAAGAACTGCATCATTTTCTGTCATCATATCTTCTAGGATAGCATCAACTCGTGAGTTAACTGCTGCTTCGAAGATTGTTGTGGCTTTTGTGCGGAACTCTTCAGAGAGTGATTCGCCATTGAAGAGAGCGTCGACATCTTCTGCCATTGACTTGGCATGCTTTTTCTTCATGTCGTTCTTGAAGGCTTCTTTCATTGCCTTCTCATCTTCTTCGTCTTCTTCTTCCTCTTCCTCTTCCTCTTCTTCCTTTTCTTCTTTCTTGGCTTCGAAGACAGGTAGATCATCCGACTCTATGGAAGGGACCTCAGCAATGACTTCTTCTTCAGAGGATTCTGTCTCTTCACCAAGTCCAGGTTGGACGCTACCAACAACTGGCTTTGCGATATTTGCTGATTTTACTGAGTCCATTTTCTTATCGCCAGCAACTGTTGATTTGCCAGGCTTTGGTGCTTCACCAACACCAGCTGCAGTTTTCTTACCAACATCGTCGCCTTCTGGCTTTTCTTTTGTTGAACCACCGAGATCATCCATCTCGCCTGGTAGTTTTGCTGCTGCGTCTTTTTGAGCATTCATTGATGCTTTTAGAATTTCTGCAGCGGATTCTGATAATGTCTTACTCATTGTTTTAAACTCCTGAAGAAGTAATATTATTTATAAATTTTAAAGTTTTGACAAGAAGTTCTCGAATATTTTTAAGGAGATCTCGTCAATTTGCTTCTGTTTTGCATTCTTGATTTGATTATAATAAGCATTGACATTAATTTCTTTTACAATGCCATTATCCCAAACCCACTCTTTGCCTTCCATAATACCTTGAACAAAAGCTCCTGGTGCGGATGGATCCGCTACAATATCAGCCGCTGTGGCTAGATAATAGTCATCTTGAACCACATTGACACCATTCACTTCTTTAAGTGAACCCATGCCTCGTGATGATACACCAAGAGTAGCACCACCTTCCATTAAGGACTTGGCGATCTTACCCATTGGTGTTTCAAGAATTTTTGCCTTACCGATCCACTGATTACCTTCCTGCTTGAGTGAAGTGATCAAGTGTGATACTCGGTCTAGATTGATTGATGGAGAATCAGGATGACCTAATTCACCGAATGCGCGATTCTTAGAAACATATTCTTCGTTGTAGCGATCTACTTCTTTTGCAAGAGTATCTGTCTTATACATACGACCGTTACGGTTTTTTGCTTCTGCAACGAGGAATGGACCTTGAATGAAGAGTGTTTTCACACCATTCTTTTCTTCGGTGATCATCTTTACAGATTCAATTGTTTCTGTGATTAATTTCATTATCGTATCCCCAATGCCTTTCTCTTTACGAGAGATCTTTTTCTTTTAATAAGAGCACGAGCCATTTTTGCTTTACGCTTTACCTTTGCTCGTCTTGCTGCCATTTTTCTGCGCAATCTTTCTTGTGGCTTCATACGAACTAATTTGCCGCCACGAATTGTAAAGCCTTTTACTGCAGAAAAAACTTTTCGTCTTTGAACTTTACCGCCGCGAATACGAGCGCGGATAAGTTTTTTGCGACCAATTTTTTGAATATTGGCTTCAGCAATAATTTCTCTTACAATTTCTGATACTAAACTCATTTGTCACCAATAGAGAATTTTACTTTGCTCAATGCAAAATGAGCAGCTTTCTCAAATCCCTTTGGAGTTGTGAGCATATCAGCAAATTTCTTTTTGTTCTCGTCATTCAATGCGCCATGAACCATATGAATGGCTTTTGCTGCACCATGACTGACTTTAAGTTTAGAACCATCAGCAAACTTCATATGCTTTGCGTTTGATGTTACATTATCTTGTTGCGCAAATGCAGCAACTTGATCTAAACTTTCCATGATTTCTTCTGATACTGATCCAGGAACAGTAGCATCATCTGTTTTTGTGCCTGTTGGACGGTATGGAATTGTAAATGTTAATCCCATTTTGTCATTAACATACATGGCAACTCGACGACCATCAGGGAAAATGCGAATACCTGTTCTCTTAAGAACAAGCATTGGTGGTGGACTGACTTCATCGCGGAGCGTTGCTTCACAAATTTGTTCTTTGTCAAAAACATCAAATGAATTCATCAATGATTTTTTGGCTGAAGCAGCTGGTTTTAATACTTGCAACTGACGGCGAAAACGATTCATCGGGACATTTGATCCTAATGCATCAGATGGAACTTGTGAAGTTGCAGCAATATAACTATTTCTTTCGTTTGATGATAGTTTATTTAAAATTTGATTGAATGGAACTTTTGGATTTTTTTCAACAGCCTTCATTACTTTTTCGTGACCAGATGCAGCTGCGCTAACATTGAGATCTTTAATTCCCAATGTTGATTTGGCAGCATTTAATTTCTGGCGCAATTCAGCGCCAGCATTTTTATTCTGCGGAGGTTGCGCTGACATCTGCTTCGACTGCATCGGAGCTTCCGTCAACTTCTGTCTCAATTCCTTCAATTTCATTTGTTTCTACTTCTGGTGTTAATAGTGAAGACGCAATTTCTACTTTCTTTACTTCTAATGCATCAGTAACACGAGCAGCCATTGCAGAATCAAAAGCAGCTTTAAATGCTCCTTGATCACCAGCAATAGCAGCATTAACTAAATCGATCGTTTCCATAATTATCTCCAATTATTATTTAGTAATTTGAGCATTAAATGCTTGGTCAATACCATTTGCTGATTGTGCTTGTGGCGCAGCAGTAGTATTTTGTGGAGCAGACTCAACACCAGGAGCAATTGTTGGAGCTGGTGGCTCCATTGCTTGTTCCTCTGCCAACTCTTTCTCCATTCTTTCAATGCCTTCTTCATCAAAATGTAAGACATGCTTCTTGACCCATGCCTTGGAAAAATATGTCCCAACATATGGATCAATCTGTGTCATGATTTGCAATCTTGCAGTCATCAATTCTGCTTCCTTGAGTTCCATAAAGTTATTGTCTTTAAGGAAGTCATAGTGAATAGTCTCTTTAAGTTTTTTCCATTCATCAACAGAGCAGATGCCCTTGAGTGCTAATTGTCGTTCCATTAACTCATCAAACAGAGTACTGAAACGAGCACGAATACGATCAATGAACTTACTAAATTTCAATTCATCTCTTGTAATTTCTGTTGATCGACCAAGAGTAAATCCAGTTTGTGACTCTAAGCGAGATGCAGGAACATTCAATGACTTGTATAGTTTTTGCTCAAAGTATTTTACATCAGCCAACTCACCAAGGTTTTGACCTGCTGGAAGAGTTGTGATTTCTGTTGACTTACCTTCACCGCGACGAGGAATCCAAAAGTCTTCCATCATTGACATAAATTTGCGATCGTCTTTGACTTCGCCAGTGGCTGAATCATATACAACCTTGTTTCTAAACTTGGTCATAATGTCGCGAAGATATTGTTCTGATTTGACTTTAGGCATATTACCCACATCAATATAGAACACTCTTCTTTCTGGTGCACGACTTAAACGATAGATAACAACAGCGTCCTCAACCATTCGGAGCTGGTTGAGGGGCTTTATCGCTTTGTGAAGGTACGATAGAACGAGTTGTCTCTTGGCATCCATAAGACCAGAATTGACATTCACAATTGCATCAGTTGCAATCTTTACACCAGCATCGGCTGCTGACGAAACCATATTCTGCCCTTGAGTGGTTGCTTTTTCATTGAACACATAGAATTCTTGTACGCCTTGTACAACTTCAATTCCTGTTCTAGAATCTTTCTTTTTAACGACACTACGAACTTTCTTAATTTTTCGTGGATCGATATAAACTAATTCTTGAATGCCGAGTCTTGGTTGCTTTTCGTCAATCAAAACTTGATAGAATACGCGACCGTCAATATACCATTGACGAAAAATGTCTTGACCTGAATTTGAGAAGTCAAGCATGCGAAGAACATTATCGAATTCTTCGCGAATCATATCTTTGATTTTTTCTGGTTGTTCTAGATCGTCGAGCACAATAGTGACAGATTTGCCAGTTACATCATGCACAATTGCTTCATTAACGACATCGTCAATTGCAGCCTCTAGTTCTGGCTGCATAGCCATTTCACGATAACGACTAATTAAATCGTTTTCGTTTTTAAAACTGGCTTCAAGATCAAGATAGGTTCCGAAATAACCACCAGCTGTGACAGTGAGTGCACCATCATCATTAACTGGAGTTGCAACTTGAGGCTGAAGTTGGACTTCAGGTTTTTTGCGTAGGATTTCGAATCCGAATAGATTTATTGCCATTGTATCTCCATCATATAGAAAGGGGGGAGATAAACTCCCCCCTCAAACCAATAATTAAGCGAATAATCCGCCAGGTATTGTTGAACGACCAACCGTAGTATTCGCAGATTCCCAGTACTGGTACTGGAAAGTAACTGAGAATTCTTCGATTGCATCATTTGAACCCCAATCGAGATCAATTGCAGCAATATCAACTGGGAACATACCAACGAACTTATACTTCTTGATTGGCGAACCGCCAGCCTTTGAGTATTGGAACACTTCAGCGTCAGCAGCATATTGCTGTGTCGTGAGTGCAGCACGAAGGTTTGTTACATTATCGTTGATTCCGCGAACCCATGCTTCCATTGCATTGCGGATAATGAAGTCTTCATCGTTAATTACTGTTACTGTCCAATCAGCAAAAGTGCGATTGCCAGCAACTTTAACTTCGCGACCGAAGTAGTTTACTGGAACCGAACCTAGTGTTGATCCTGGAAGCTGTGCAGTCTTAACCATGAATGTTGACTTTAATTGCGCAGATGAGCGACCAGTCACATAACTTGGGAAATTAAGTCGCACTTCAAATAGATTCGGGCGTGCGCCATCTCCACTTAACTGAGTACGAAATTGATTTACATTAAATGGCATTGTTTTCTCCTGAGCCTATACTCTATTTATTAGAAGCGACCAACGATTTCATCGAAGGCAACACCAGTGCGGACAGCCACGAAGTTCAACTGGATAAAGTTGATTGACTTGGCTGGCTTGATGTAGATATCGCCAATAAATTCGTTGCGATCAATAACTTCTGGTGTATTGTTTGTTTCGTCGCAAACAACACGGAAGTCATAGATGCCACGACGACCCTGCACTAATCTCAAGAATGGTTCAACAAGATTTACGAACTGAGCGCGAGTAAATTCGTCGTTGAACTCAAAGAGGCTGGCTCGTGATGCACGAGCAATTGCCTTCTCAAGAACGATAAAGAGACGACGAACATTAATGCGATCGAATGCGCTTGGCTTGCTTTGTAGCGTCTTATCGCCAAAGAGAACAGTGCCTTCTCCTGGGAAAGATACAACTGGGTTTACGCCGTTCTTATAAAGAGTGTCTCTTTGTACTTGATTTGGATTAAATGCAAGTTTTACGACATTCTTCAACTGACCACGATTGAATCCAGCTGGTGAGAACCATGGATCACGATCTTGATCAGTACGAGCGCAGAGACCAGCAAGGTCACCATTACATGGAACCCAACGATATAGATCGTTGTACTTGTCGTACTGATACTTCCAGTTGCTATCCATGATAGCGAATGATGTTGAAGTTAGATTGTTACGGAAGTTGACAACTGCAGTTACTGGATCAACAGCTTGAACATTTGCAAGCGTTGGTGATACAAAGGCAACGCAGTCTCTACGACCAACTGCTAGGGAAACAACATTTGCAGCAAGAGTGTCATCTGCTGAACCAGCCATTACAAGGCTGATATCAACATTATCTGTTGAAGCAAATTGAGCATATGCTGTTTGCACATTACCAGTTGTTGGTGTTGCATCAGTACCACGAACGAAGCTGACACCGTTTAGATTTTCACCAGCGAAGGCATGAGTTGCATTTGCCGCAACACCCCAAGTTGAGTTGTTTGGACCCATTGCATAGATGTAACGAGAGTTGATATAAAGGACATCGCGGTAATAAAGACTCTCACCTGTCTCACCCTTGGCATTTGTTGCCTTAGAGACATTAGCAAACCTTTCAATAACCGTGTTTGGTGTTCCAGTGAACAAACCATCTTCGTCGATGACCGCAATGTGCATTTCATCATTTGCGTCTGACTTATGATTTGCAGCAACAAAGGTTGAAGTTCCTGGAGCACTATCAAAGAATGGTGCATATGTCCATGTTGCGAATGCTGAAGCATTTGCGTTAGCGCAAACAGCAACCTTTAGAGAGTTACCGACAGCACCAGGATAGCGAGCAGCAAAGAGAATATTTGAGTTTGCTGCTGTGAAGAAAGAGGTGAAGTAGTGATCTTCGCTTCTTACCTTCACATTTGATGTGAACGAACCTGATGCCACATTAAGAGCAAGAGCACTATTGAGTGTTTCGGCGTCTGCACGAGAAACAAACAAGCTGTTGCTATATGACAAGAAGTTTGCAGCAGTAAAGAAGGTAAGAGCTGTCGTTGAATCTGGTTTACCATATAGTTCAACGAGTTGATCTTCTGAACCAACCTGTCTTAGAAGGTCAATTGGACCCCACTGAAACGCGCCAGCGATCGCGCCAGTGGATGTAGAAACTGATGGGACAACTGTTGTTGCGTCAATTTCGGATACATTCACGCCTGGAGATACTTGAAAAGCCATGTTTTTGCTCCTGTCTTGGAGATAAAGAAACTTACGAGTTATTTAGTATTTTGGGTTTTTTAACGGTCAATGACATCCCACAGAGCACCATCGGCGACAAATCTTCGATCTGGATTATCAACATCCACATGCCCTGCAAGGAAGGTTGGTAATGCCTCTTCTTCAATTTGTCTCAATTGATCTTCGTGCAGTTTCTGCTTTATATTTGTGTTTGTCATATCAGCAAAAAATTGCTGGTTTGTCATCCACGAGAACAAAACAAGGCACATTACAAGGTCGTCGTGACTTCCTTCTTCAGCCTCAAAACTGCCACCCTTTGCAATAAAGGTGGAGAGTTCTGAGATCACATCGAAATCTTGAATAAGAATTTTTTGTCCTTCAACTAAATTCTTAAGAATAGAACAGCCGAGTCTCTTAACAGACTTTGTGGTTCGTATTCCACGCTGAGATCTATTTCCATATCCCCAAGTAAGGGCAATCTTCCCTTTTAGATCGACTGTAGAGAGAATATTCTCATACTCATAGTCTTCGAAAAGAGAATCAGCAATTTGTTGTCCATTGTCATTAATTTCTACAAGAACCTGAGCCTGATTATAATAATCAGCAATCTGTTTAATGATTGATGGATAAACTAATGGACTTATATTATTATCCTTATAGGTCGCCACGAGCCTGTATGGGATTTGTGTAATATCAATCGTTATACAAGCAGAATAGTCTAATCCTCGACCACGAGAGGTATCGACAATAACCGCATAAGAATGCTCTGGAATTGGCGCCCCGTATATCTTAATTCCAGTTTCAGAGACATGCTGCGGTTTTACAAATGCAAGAGATTTAAGAGCTGCAGCAGATAACAGAGTGCCAGCGGAACCCATAAACTCGCATTCCATTTCTTGAAGAAACTTTTCTTCCCCGAGTATTCTTCTTTGATCGTCAGCCCATGCTTGATCACGACCTGGCACTTGACGCCAATTGGCTTCGATATGCTTAAATCCGTTTTGACCCTCAACAGCCTCCGTCCACATTCTATAATAATGGTTCATACCATTTGGTGTGGAAGAAATTAGAATCTTAGATTGCGTACCAGAAGAGATAGTTGGATAAACAGAGGTGAAGAATTCATCGGCAATATTACTTGGAACGAATGCGAACTCATCAAGATATAGTAGTGAAATAGAGTAACCACGAATTGCACTAGATGCCGTAGAAGTAGCCATTATACGACAATTATTTTCTAACTCAATGTCGCCCTTGTTCCAAACACGAACACCCTGCTGAAGCCAGAGAGGTAAAGATTCGTATGCAATTTTAATTCGATTTAAAATTTCACGAGCTGTTGGTGCTTTGTTAGCAAGAATCGCGACAAACTTATCTTCATTGAATAATATGTACCATAAGATATATCCGACAACCATCGTGGTCTTACCAACCTGACGACCTGCCTTTACAATTACTCGGCGATTATCATTGATGTCTTGAACTGCTTGCTTTTGAAATGGATATAAAGAAATCTGCACAAAGCCTTTATCAAGTGTAATGATCTTGACATAGTTTTCAATAAAGTAAACGGGATCTTTTGAACAACGAATAAACTCACGGATCTGATCTTCCGTAAGTTGCATTGGCATATTAACTCGTTTTAACTTAGGATTACCAAGATAATGTTTGAGTTTAGCTGTTATTTGATTCATTTTTTAGTTGCTTCAATAGTTCAGCAGTGCTTCCTACAAACACTGCTTTATCTACATTAATATTAGTTGGTCCCTGCTGCTCTGCCTTTTGAGGGTTCAATTCTTTTTGCTGCTTTTGCAAAATCATAAGTTTCTCTGTGACATCAGAGAGATTCTTAATCATATTTGCTGCTACTTCATATGCTCTTGGGTGCTGAGATTCTTTTGCAACTTCTAGAATACCATCGAGTGCTTCATTGCCTTTCTCAATGAGATTATAATAGTTTGCCCGCGAATAGTTTGCATCTGGATTATTTTCGTCAGATTGATGTATTGTTATTGGCTTATCCTCTTGAACTACAGGAATATAATCTGTGTTCAAGATCTCAGCCAAATTTTTATCAGTATCACTCATGTTATATCAGGGAAGTCCTGCACAGTTTCGTCAAATCCAAATGCAGTATTTGGTGTTGCTGTATTTGGAGTTGGTTGAACAGTCAATTTAGAAAGTTGAGCCTCATTTGTACCAAAGCTCGCAATATTGTATGATGCATTAGAAACAACACCAGTAATATATCTTCCTGTCTTTATGATACCATTAACATCTGTCACAACTAGATTATTACTTGCTGGATTCCAAGAGTATACAAATGCGGTTACATTTGCTGAGTCAAGTTTTTCTCCCTCAAATACCAATTCGCCAGTTTGGAATGTTCCAGAACCGCCAGTATTTGATACGGTGATAAGTCTTTGATTATCAGAATTGAAGATGCCATTGAATGTATTTGCAGTAACCTTGCGAATAATTTCGCGAGAAACAATCGGACCGTACATATATCCTTTTGCAACAAATACTAATGACCATGTAATCATACGAATAGGATCTGCTCCACCTGTATCTTCTACTGTTTGATTTACACTCTGTAGAATAAATGGGACATCTGTTTTTTGGTCTGCAAGTCCCAAAAAATCAATAGTCATTGTATAGTCTGGATTAAAGAATGGAAGAATTTGTTCAACAATTTGTGTGCCATCTTCGGCATTTCGAACATAGATGTTTAATGTGAATTCAAAATCATATGGAGTTGTTCTTAATGCTTTTACAGTTGTTGATGACTCAGCAGAAAAACTTTCAGAAAATAA